TGGCTGTAAATATCATAGGCTGCTTTTAAAAGTAGATGGTAAATATAAAGTTGTTTTTAAATCTACATTAAAGAGTGAGGTTAATTTAGAGAGAGCAAAAATACGAGCTAAAGCTGTTGATACAAATGCTCTACTTTCTAAAAAAACTTTTGTAGATTTATATAAAGAGTTTGCACTTCATAAAATCGAAGTTGGTAAAAATGAGAAACTTGGAGGAAAGCTTTATTCATTAAAGACTTATTTTGGTCATTATAAAAAATGGATTGCACCTTATTTTGATCATAAGATTTTATTAACTGAAGTAACTAAAAAAGTTGCTAAAGATTTTTTTACCAAACTATTAGACAATGGTGCTAGTTGGATAACTGCTAAAAATGTAGTCATGTCATTTAAGACTGCGTTAAAGTATGCTGTAGATGATAAGGAATATATTTCTTCAATAGGTGCAATGGATAGTTTTTCTCCTAAAAAGGAAGAGGAGTTAATTCCAAAAGATCCTTCTGAAATGAAATATAAAAAAACAACTATGATTTCTTTACAAGAAGCAGATAGATTGTTTAGATATTTTGATACTCAACTAAAGAAAGATCCAACAATTACAGATAAGAGAAACTTTGCAATTGTTTCTATATTTCTTTTTTGTGGAATGAGAATGTCAGAAGTTAGAGGTCTAAAATGGAATGCTGTTGATCTTGAAAGTAAAGTTCCAACAATTACAATTAAACATACTATTGTTGCTGCTGAAAAAGGTTATGGCAAAGCTGATGGCTCAAGAAGAACATTTATTATTCATCCAGTATTATTAGAAATATTAAAAGAGTGGAAGGCTGCACATACAAGACATTTTACACCTCATAAAATCACTTGGGTTTTTCCATCTTTAGTTAAAACTATTGAATGGATTGTTCCGGTACACGATAGAACAATTAGAGATATGCTTAATGTTGCTTATGATGCTCTTGGTTATGCTGAGATTGACTATAAAGTTGACAAATCTAATCCTAGCAAAACTAGAATAGTTGTTAAATGGTCTAAATTTGGATCAGCACCAACTAAAACTTTTAGACATTTTGCAGCAACCGCTTTATTAGCTGGTCAAAATTCTAATAAAGAATTAACCGATAAGTTTGTTATCAATTATATTGGTCATAAAAACAAGAAGCTTACAGAAGGTATTTATGGTAATCACACAAACCTAAATACTTCTCCTGAGTATTCAGCTAAAGAACTACAAGCTTTAGCGAATGCAATACCTTTAAGAAGAGGAGGTTACAGTGAAAATTAAAGACTTCTCTGCTGTTAAATATTATTCAAAGAAACTTGGAAAAGAGTTTAATTCCTACACAACCTTTGGTGAAATTGAACAATGGAAGAAAGTAAAGAAGCTTTTACCTAACTCTAATGTGGTTATTTTTCCAAAGAAATATGTAGCTTAAACGGATTTTTTAGTAGATAAATAGGAGTTGGTTAAGGTACTAAACCTTTGTGTAGTCCTACTTATCTACTTAATGATGATAGAATATACATCTACACACCTTGTTTAAAATAATAAAATATTTTTTTCCAATTACAATAATTATTTTAGTGAGTACGCTAGTTCGAAAACCACAGTGCGTGTATGTCAGTCTTAGCTTTTAAATGATTTCGTTAACATTCGTTAACATCTTTATTATTTTTGTTTAGCTAATATCTCAAAATTATCTCTTTCTTCAGATAATCTATCTATTTCTTCTTTCAATCTTTTGTTCTCTTGTAGTAGTTCACCGTTTAATTTTTGGTGTTGTTTACTTATTACTTGTAATTCCTTTATTCTTTTTTTTAGTTCTTTGATCTCATCATTTATTTTTACTTCATCAAAAAGACCTTCGTATGTCATGTTGCGTGGTCATCCTCTATCTTAACTTCTGTATCATGCGTATCTGTAACCATATTTGCTCTATTAGTAGCTACTATTTCAACATGAGTATCTCTAAGCTCTTCTTTACAGGCATCTTTAGCTTCATTTAATTTCTCCATTAAATCTGGAAAGTTGCTTTCATATACACCATAGATATATACATCGTTTATAGCTGCACAAATTCTTGACAATCCTCTATGTCTCTTCTCTAGTCTTAGTAGCTTCTGGTCCAGTGTCGCCATTTTTTATCACCTCCTTTAATTTGTATTTAATATTTTCAATTTTAAGCTCATCAATTTGAACTTCACTATCTATTGGTTCTTTACCTTTAATAGCTTTATCCTCGTTTACATATTCCTCTTTAAGTCTAAAGGATGCTTCTCCTTGCGTTGTCTTGATTACATTGCTCATACATCAAATCCTTCTGGTGTAAGCTTTGATCTATAGTATCTTCCTCCATCTTTAGCTTTAGGAGTTGGTGAATACTCTTCCTTGCGTACTATTTGATTACCTAAATCTATAGTTTTTTTAATAAACGGTTTGGTATCAGTTAAAACAAGAGTAATTATTTCTTTACTTAACAATCCTTCTGGTTGATAGCTTACAACAGTCATATATTGACAAGCAGCTCCAGGATCAGTTTGTTCTTGTATCTCTATCTCAACCTTCTCAGCTTTAATTACGGACATTTATGACCTACTGATTGTTTGTAGTTTTCTATTATTTCTTGCTCTGATAGCAGCTTATCTATTTCAATATCGCTATCTATTTGGTCTTGATATGAAGCAAAACCTCTATGTTTTGTAATCATATCTGGATCTACAAGTACATCTAATCCAACTTTAAAAAATTTAGCCAATTGATGTAGTCTATAAGCACTACAGCCATTAATTCCTTTTTCATATTTTTGCAGCTGTTGGAATTTTACTTTGCAATGAGTAGCAACTTTTGTTTGATTTAATCTTCTATATTTTCTTAAATATTTAAGGTTTCTACCAACAACAGTATTAAAAGCTAAATCTTCTTCTGTTTTTTTGGTTCCTCTTTTATGGTCAGGCATTTTATTTCCTCTATAGTTTTGCCGAAATAATCTTCACATTGCTTTTGCCAATTACTCATATTCATAGTGGTTGATCTTTCAGCGGTTAAATAAAAGCATTCCGCCGGCATTTGGCGGAACACCTTCTCAGCACTAATAAAAAATGCTGGAAGCTTGTTTTCATACTTGAGCCACCATTTGGTATCATTAATTTGGCGGACTGGCATATCAGAACTAAAAGACTGATAGCTCACATAAGTTATGTAATTTGTATCGTTACTTTTTCTACTCATATTAATTCATCATAAGGATTGTAATTTCTAACCAGACAAAGAACCTCAGCTAACTTTGAAGCTAGTCTTGATGCTACTACTGGCGCAAACTTCATGTGTTCACCAAATAGTGCTACTTGTTCGACATCAGCTTCACTTAGTTTATATTCTTTCCAATCGTTAAAATTTAATCTCCAATTAAGATTTTCTTCTGTAGCTTTCATTTTAGTAAAAGCTTCTCTGGCAAGTTTAGTGCCATTTACATATTCTTTTTCTGTTGTATTAGGAAATTTGATTATATTATCCATCCACCTGATCCTTAATTATTCCATCTGTGTTAAATATTTTTTCTTCTGCTTTGTGCATTTCTTCTGCTTGATAAAGATAGTTAGCTGCATCAACGTAAGTATCTTTTTTGAATTTTTCTTTTGTTCTATATAGTTTGGCTGCTACATACATATTGGCTACCATGTAACCAGGTATTGCAGCATCTAATCCAAGAAGAACCGACCATAGGTGTCCAATGTCATTCATTGCTACACCAAAATCAGTGCCGTATTCTTCTTGTTTAGATTTACGGATTTCTTTAAGCTTTTGCTCTTTGTTTTCCATTTTTAGTCTTTTCTGAAAAGTCTTTATGAGCAAGTTGAATATAATAAGCAGCTGTCTTTGCCATTGATTGAGGCATTTCAAACTGTTTATCCGACAACTCTCTAAGCTTATTGTAAGTGTCCATGTTCAACGCAATTGATTTAAACTTATCCGTGTCCATGATTAAGCCTCCAATGACGCTGGATCAAAACTCTCGTTAGCATCATTCATTTCCAAAAGCTCAACTCGGTGCATCCAGTAGTAGGTGCTTCCTTTAGGAAGTTTTCCTGTACCTGATGCTTCAGCTTTATATGCGCCAATCCGATACTTCTTACCTTCAACAGTTACAGTTCCTTTAAGGTCATAACTTTTTGGGTTTTCCTTATTGGTATTAGGAAATACTACTCCTAATGATTTACGTTCTTTAGCTTGTTCTTCAGCCATTTTTTATTACTCCATTAGTCTCTAGTTTATTTTTAATCTTGTTAAACTTTTCTAAAAAGAATGAGTAAGCGATAGGATTATTAGCCTTCACCGTTTTCATTAATTTTTGATTAGTTGTAAGCCAAGACTTGTATGAACCAAGATGTGAGACTTTATCCAACTCGGTTAATGCTTTATCTAATTCAGATGACTGATTAGCTATTGCAATTCCTACTTCTTCAGCACTTCCTACGCTGCTGTTCGTCAAGCCACACATAGATAATGCTCTACCAACAGCACTGGTTTCGCAATTTTCTACATAGCTTGTTTGATTAATCCTAGATGCAGCTCTAAATTCTTGAGCTGTACCAGTAGCAATATGATTGCCTGATATATAAATATCGGCTTTCATCATTACTTGTTTATCGTCTTGAAAGATAACTTCAGTAACAATATTAAGTTCACTACCTAAAGTTTCTCTAGCAAGAGCAATTTTAGTAGATCCTAGAACGTACTCTTTTCCGTGAATAGGAACTACACCACCAGTATATTTCTTTTGAAAATTGTTGATGGCTTTTATTAGTTTATCATCAGACATATATAATAACCTCCTATGATTAGTAGTGTGTAAGTGATGAGTGAAGGAGTAGGCATTATCGTTTAATGTTACTCCATAATTCTTTTGCTTCTTTTACAAAGTCATGACCAATGCTCCAGTAAAACGGATGATCAAATTGAGGATCTGTATCTGCAATTAAATTTTCTATAATTGTATCTTTATCGTTAAGGTGAGCATATCTAGTAAGTAATCGTTCTCTTCTGATACCTTTATTAACTAATTGTTCATAATAATTTTTAATATTTGCTGGTTCTAAATCCGCACAATTATTTTTTGAAAAAATTTCAAAACCATCCGCAGACAAATAAATTAAATACGGACAACAAGGAGAAACATGACTAAAAAAAGAAGTCGTATAAAAACTTAATTGTCTGAGGTGGTTAACTAATGGAGAGGATGGTAACTTGGCATGAGAAAAACCTCGACTACCATCCTTCCTAATCTTCAATGGTTTTTGCCATACAGTCTTAAACTCAAGGACCGAAAGGAACGGAGCTGCATTAGGTGCAGACGCTGAAGTTGATTGCTCAACCTCATTAAAATCCTCAAAGTGTAAGTCAGTCCTTCCACAAATAGGAAGGTGAAGTCTGTTATCAGTGTGATTAATACTAGCTTCAGCAGTTATATTTTTTGCTTTTGCTATATTAAGTTTTTCACACGCTAAAAATCCTTGTCTAATAGTTTGAGGTATAGTTTCTTGGTAGTGATGATACTTCTCTCTATCTTTTTCATTGACAGGATTATATTCTTTAAATTTTTCCAAAGCTTTTTGTATTGAAGCTTCTTTAGATAATTTTTCATTTTTTTGTGGTTGAAGTTTTTTTGTAAGTGGGTTCATTTTCCAAATTGTATTGGAGTAGTGCCATTGAAGAGCATCGTTGACTGCAACACCAGCTGCCATGTTAGCGTTGCCTTCAAGTAATCTTCTTTGTTCTTGAGTAAGAATAACTTTTTGATAGACGAATGGACCGTCTAACATATCTAACGAAGTAGGTGAGTGGTGATTGTAATTTAAGTTTTTAAAAATGCCTGGAAGTATTTTTTCTTCTAAAGGATCGTCTAATTTTTTTGTATTTATAATCATGGAATAGCTTTTATTCCTATGAAGAAAATAATTTAATGTGAGGTTGGTGAGTTTGTTAAAGGTTTCTTACTTTAACTGAACTTTCTTAGTTTTGATGGTTTCCTGAGTTTCCTGAGTTTTGGCTTCTTGGAACATTGATTGATTTAACCAAACAATTACTGATTTACGTTGATATAGCACTATATTTGCGTCTTTTAAAAACATTGGACCTCTAAGCTTGCCTTCGTCTCTGCTGCATTCACGAAGATATGCTAAAGTGTCTTTATCTACGCCAAATTCTTTTTGTACTGCTTGAGGTTTTAAAAATTCTCTTAATTGCTGATCGGTATAGTCTTTATGCACTTTTTTTCTCGTCTTTCTTCAAGAAACTTGGAATAATCGCATCGTCATTATCTGAAAGAAGTCCTGGAATGTTAAACATTCTTGATTTTATTCTTTCTCTTTGTTCTAGTGATATTCTTTGCTCTAGTTCTTCTATTTTCTTTGTTATTTCTTTTGTAGCTTCTAAATACTTTTTATTTGTTTCTTCAAGTTTTTTATAGAAATTAGGATCATTTTTAACCGCTTCATTAAAAGTAAAATACTCTTTAGCTTTCTCTTTTTCTTTTCTAATTAATTCTCCAAGTTGTTGAACTTGTTTAATATTTTTTGATAAAACCTTATCAGCTAATAATGCGTATGGCTTCGTAAATGAAACAATAGGTGCTACTGCATCTGGTTCAATATCAGCAGCTATAATTCTATTTTCAGACAACGGATCAACATTTACAATCATTTTTTTTGTTCCAAAAATTTGAAAAATTCCTAAATAATATTTATAATGACCGCCTAGTAAAGTTTTACCTTTTTGTTTTGTTCTTACCATGCAAAGCTTGTTGTTTGCTTCTTCAGAAACTTTATTTGTTTCATAATAGTAAGCCATAAATCCATCATAAACACTATTAGGATCATTTACTCTAATAGCTTTAATATCTAATCTATAAAGTTCTGATGGACAAACTGTTATTTCTGTTCGTAATTTTTCATAACATTCACCAGGAAGAATAGCTATGCTACCATCCGGAGCTTCTATTTTATCTGAAAGTTTTACGTTGCTCCAAACATTTACAGCTTTTGGTTCAAACATTAAAGTTGCTGGTGCAACACCTAAAGTTTTTGCATAATCAATCGCTTTAGTTTTTGAAAGTTCTCTATCTCCTTTGATATGTTTGTATAGTGTTGACAAATTATCTTCACCTACAACATCTTTAGGATCAATATCTTTTGTTAAAAATAAATCTTGTAGTGGACTTGTTTTAACTTTTTCTTTTTGTTCTTTTAATTTAATTTCTTTTACGAACTGATCTACTTTTTTATTAAGACTTGCTTTACTTTCTTCAATTGCTTTATCAGCTTTATCTTTAACTCTTTTAACAAGTTCCTTAGTGTATGATTTTTTAAATGATTTACTTAAAATCCAAGGTGGTAATGTTTTATCATATATTGGTTGTCTGCAAAAAGGATCATTCCATTTATATTTTCCATCATACTTTGCTTTAATCCAATTATCATTTAATAAATCTAATTCACCAAAACTTAAAAATTTTTTAGCTTCTTTATAAACTTTTTCTTCAACACCATTGATAGCTTTTCTTCCTATTCCATTAGGACCATCATAATAAATATCTATTCTTGCAAAAGGTGTTGTTCTTAATGATTGACCTGGAATTTCTCTATGAACTACAAATCCTTGAACGATTAATTCTTGAAGCTCGTATTCTTTTTTAGTCCAAAACGAAACTATGTTTTCAAATCTTTGATGTAATCCTAATGTAGTTCCTTCTCGATATTTTAATTTTTCCATAATGATTATGTAGCGACTAATGAGCCAAAAAGCAATAGGATTTTATACAAAAGTACAAAATAATGAATTTTTTTGTTGACTATCTATCTCCATCAAATAATGGCTAAAAACATGGTAAAACAAGTGTATTTTAACGATGTAAAGTTCAGTAAATACAGTACTTGGCATCGACAACAGCATAATTGCTTGAATTTCAGTGATATTGATCAAGTTTCCAGCTGCAATGCTTGTTTAGAGCCACTTTTTCTTGTTGAAACAGTGTTTTTTAATAACCAAAAGCTAATAAAACCGCATAAAATTACTAAAAGACTAGCTGAAATGGCTGGTATTCCAGCATTTGTTCTCTGGTATCGCTGCGTTGGAGATATGATGATGCACTTTTACGTTAAAAAGATAGCACCTGATTATCCTGGTGGCTACAATTCTGAACCTAAAAGAATTACACCTGATCAATGGCTACAATTCCTAGAGCATAAGCAAGCTGAACATTTTCCTAAATGTAAAAAGCAAGATTTATTTCTAAAAAAATTAAAAGAAGATCCAAGAGCCAACAGAAGGAGAGCATTTGCGTCAATTTTATATAAGTGATCCAAAGATATTTGAGCTGGATATGTCTGCATTTGATTTTAGATTGTATGAATATTTATGTAAAAATTATGATCTTAAAAGATTAAGTCCGTATGTAAGAATGGTTGATTGCGCAGATAACTTTTCAACTCCGTTGCCAAAGATTAAAGAAGCTTTACAAAGATTATCTCTATTAAGCATAGATTATAAACCATTAATTACACATAAGAATTTCACATACTTTGATATGCCAAGATATAAATATTTTCTTGAAAGCATAAAGTTTCGAAAGAACTATACAAGAGCTGGCTGGTCCAAACTTAAACAGAATGTAAATAGTTATAAGAATGGAGCTTATGAATAGACTAGAACATACCTTACAAGAAGAAGTAATAAGCTTAAATAATCTTATATTCTTGCTAGACGAAGCAGCTAGAACAGAAAGATTTTTATCCAAACCAAAACATCCGGGAACACCATCAATGTATGATGCTATCCTTACAACTTATGAGAAGAAAGACATAGGATATTATGAGAAAGCTTTACTAAAATTAAGAGCTACACCAAAGCAGATAACTCGCTGGGAGTTCGCCATAGACGCATTATTAGCCATAGAGATTGATATTTCCAAAGATCCGATACTTGATCGCCAAATAGTTTGGATGAGAGCTAATAGATTTAAATGGACGCAAGTTGGGAGACATTTTGGTTTTAGTAGAACTTCAATCAAGAATAGGTATATGAAAATCCTAAGTGCCTTAACAAATAAAATTAAAAAAAATAATAATAAGTATTGCAAACTTAACAGAATTTTGTACTTAATTTGATATTCTTAAAATAAATTTATAAAAAATAATCATCCTATAAACAAAGTTACAACATAGTAATTGAAAATCTATCCTGGCGTTGTATAATTAGATTTATAGTAAAGATATAAAACCGTTCTGAAACGGATTTAAAGTTTATTTCTTTTTTCTCTTTTTTTCTTTTGTACTAATAACTTAGTTTAAATTTTAATCCTAAATCCGCTTATGGCTGGTAGACAAAAGTATAGACTTAAATGTCAAACTATAAATAAACAAAATAAACTTCCTTGCAAAGCCAAAGGAATACTAATGAAGAATGGAAAAATCCGTTGCCGAATACATGGTGGATTTTCTTCTGGAGCTAAAACATTAGAAGGTAAGATTAAAAGCTTAAAGAATTTAAGGCAATTTAAGAATTTAAATGACGAAGAAATTAGAACTCACATCACAAATAAGCTCGGATATAGAGACGATGCTAATGAACGGAATGCCTCTAACGCAGATCTGTCAGAAGCCTGGTTCTCCAAGTCTTAGTAAGGTTTATGAGTGGATCAGGACCAATAAGGAATTTGCGGACAAAATACTAACTGCACGAAAGATAGCTGCTCAGACATATTTAGACAGAATGATAACTGAGCTAGAAAGTGCTGATAACAGTAATATTGGAGTGCTTAAAGAAAAGCTTCAACATTATAGATGGCTTAGCAGTAAGTTAATTGCAATCTACGGAGATAAACAACAAGTCGCAATTGATCAGAAAGTAGAGATCAAATGGTCAGACGAAGATAAGACTTACGAGAATGAAATGAAGAATGTAAGTGAGAGTGTTTAAAAGTTCGGTAGCTTAGGCACAACAAACACAGTTCCGTGCGTGTCATGAGGTACGATAATAAAGAATAAGTTCTGAATGTTAACGATAATGTTAACTTTCTTTAAATTAGTTAGAGTTTCCGTACGGAGTAGGTGGTTTATCAAACGACATCAAATCTTTTGGCGAGGAAAAAAAGGTTTTTAGCGAGAGGACTATACACCAAAAAGTGGTCGCCAGTAGCTAATACATTAATTACCGATAAGTCAAACAAACAAACAAATGAATAAAGTTATATTGGATCTTTGCGGTGGTACTGGATCTTGGTCCAAACCGTATAAAGATAATGGCTATGATGTCAAAGTAATAACTTTACCAGAATACGATGTAAGAACTTACGAACCACCAGAAAATGTTTATGGTATTCTTGCAGCTCCACCTTGCGATCAATTTAGTTTTGCAAAGACAACTGGTAAACCGAGAGATTTAAAAGATGCTTGGTCTATTGTTAGAGGTTGTTTAGATATAATTGCTAAGTGTAATAAAATTAGTGGACCTTATGCTAAGACAACTACTTTA